ATGGCCCGCAACAAGCTGAGCGAAACGAAGATCAAGACGCTTTCCAAGCCGGGGATTTACGGCGACGGCGACGGGTTGTTTCTCCGAGTCCAGAAAACCGGGTCGCGCAATTGGCTCTTCATCTATCGGCGCGGCACTCAACGTAACGAGATCGGCTTGGGCGGATACGGACAAGGGACTGCGCCTGTGTCCCTGACGCTGGCCCGCGAGAAGGCCGACACCATCCGACAGCAGCTTGCCCGAGGCGAAGATCCCCGTATCGCTCGCCAGCCCGTCACACCCAAGACCTTCCACGACTGCATGGAAGAACTACTCATAGCCAAGGAGTCCGAATGGACTAATCCCAAGCACGCCGAGCAATGGAAGATGACGTTGCGGACCTACGCCAAGCCGCTGCACCATCTGCCAGTGGCGGACATCGTCATGGGGGACGTCAAGGACTGCATCCTGCCGCATTGGACCGAGCGGCCTGAGACGGCATCACGGCTGCGCTCTCGCATTCAGGCCGTCATTGACTACGCCATCGCTCACGAATGGCGTACAGCGGGAAATCCGGCCCGCTGGCAGGGTTTGCTCTCGAAGGTAATGCCCAAGCGCCAGAAGTTAACGCGGGGCCACCACGCCGCGCTGGCGTATGTCGACGCCCCTAAGATGATCATGGCGTTGCGCCAGTCCACCGGCATCGCCGCGCGCGCCGTTGAGTTTGTCGCGCTGACCGCCGGACGATCGGGCGAAGTGCGCGGCGCGCACTTCGCGGAGATCGATACGAAGGCCAAGATATGGACCATCCCGGCGGCAAGGATGAAGGCGGGCCGAGAGCATGTCGTCCCGCTGACGCCGCGCGCCCTACAGATCGTCGAGGCCATGCGCCAGCGTTCCTTGAGCGATTTCGTGTTCGGCGGCGGGAGTGAGGGCAAGCCCATCAGCGACACGGCCATGACGAAAGCCCTGCGGTTGGCGTCACCGGACAAGACGGCGACCATCCACGGCCTGCGCAGCACGTTTCGAGATTGGGCCGGCGACTGCACAAAGTTCCCCCGCGAAATCGCGGAGATGGCCTTGGCCCACGAAGTTGGGGACGAGACGGAACTGGCCTACCGCCGCGGGACCGCCCTGACGAAGCGCAGGCGGCTCATGGAAGCGTGGACACTATACTTAAGTAGCATGAAATAATTTGAGGGTGATCGCTTGACGATAAGGCCCTAATGGTCCTATATAGACGGCTACCTACGCGGCTTCAGCCGCAAGCGTGATTGGCCCTTCTGCCGAGCGCTATCGGTCTACTGACGCAGCCATAGACCTCCGTGCGGGGCTGGTATCGGCGTCCAACTTCATAGACCAACCTTGCACATCCAGAATCCGTCTGCCGGCGAGCCCATGCTCGTCAGCATGAAGCGCGCCTGCGAACTCACCTCGCTGTCGCGCACCATGCTCAACAGATACCGCGCGGATGGCCGCTTCCCGGCTGCCGTTCCGCTCGGCGACAAACGTATCGCATTCGTCAAATCGGAAATCACCAACTGGATCGACCAGCGCATCGCGGCCCGCGGTGCGAACGACAACGCGTGTCAGAAGGAAGCAGCATGACCACCATCAACATCCCCACCACCGCCGACGACGCTCAAGCCGCCGTCGAGAGCATGACCGCGGAAGAACTCCTGCGGGAGCTTGAAGACCTTGCCCCGCCGGAGGCGCAAGCTGATGCGGAGGCCGCGTGATGAGTACGGTCGGCGACTACAAGCAGGCCAAGGTTCGCGAAATCATCGAGGACACTATGAGCCAGCTATGCGCGGTCGGACTCACGTCTGATGGAGCCGCTGCTCTCATGGTCATTCAAGGCATGATCCGCATCGAAGACCCGCAGAAGCGGAAGGACATGGCGGCGTTCGCCGCTGAGACGGCAGCCGACACCATCGACTGACGCAACCATCGCCCCGGCCATCATCATGGTGGCCGGGACTCTCGTTACATAACGCAGGGGCATTCCATGGCCATGACCAATGCAGAGCGTCAGGCACGTTGGCGCGATCGTATGCGCGACAAGATGGCAACCGCCAAGTTCGCGCTCCAGGCAGCAGATGATGGTGATCCGCTTCACCAGATTGTCCGCCTGAAACAAGACTTAGCCAAGGAGAAGGAACGCAGCAAGGAACTGCGCGAGAAACTGAAAGCGCGCGATGCGATGGAGCGCATCGACAAAAACTTGGCGGATCACCACAGCACTCGCGCGATGTACGCCGAGGCCGACAAGGAGCGGCTACAGGCCGAAGTCGATCGGCTGACGGAAGAGAACGAGCGGCTGCGGTCAGAGCCGTTACGTGACGCCGACAGCGACGGGCTGATTGATAGAATGAGCGACGTATACAACGCCGCACATAGCCGTGCCGTTCTCGCGATAGTGGCAAACGCAGACCGTGCAGGTACTCCCGACGAAGATGATCCATGGTTCGAGTGGCGTGAACGCCTTCTAGAGCATCCGCATTTCCGACCGCTCACCGAAGATGAATGTCTCGCATACGTCGAGAAGTGCGGTGCCTCGCAAGGTGAAGCACTCGCCCTGCAACTGCTCCATGACTCCTTGGCGGAAGCGAAACCGCAGCGCCGCCGCGCCGCATAACGTTACATAACAGGAAATCCCATGAAGATATTGTCTATCAGGCCAGCGCCCCGTGACCACGGCAACACGCTCGGTCACGTCGACGTCGAGATTATCGACGGCATCAAACTGTTCGGGCTTCGCATATCGCAGATGCCCGACCGATCATTCCGAGTATTCGGTCCGAATACCGACCGTGGCGGACGCGCCATGGCGTTCTCGACTCCGGTGGTGAATGCCATCGCGCGCGCAACCCTGAAAGCCCTCGAAATGGACGAGCCTTTGCAGCATGAACGTCTCCACGCCTAAACCAGAACTTTCCCGCGCTGATAAGATTGAGCAGGCCGAATACCTGCTTGGCGGCGACATTCTTGTGCCGAAGGTCGAAGGCGACTTTGATCCCGCTGCGTTGACCATGGACAACTTTGGTGCGCTTCTGCGCAAGGAACGTGTCGGTGACGACATTTCCAACGCAGTCATTATGACGGGTGATTGGAAACATAAAGATCGCCGCGTCTCGCGCCACGATAACGTGTTCGTCTCATGGCTCGATGCTGACGGCGAGTCGATGATGCATCGGCAACTACAAGGCCCGCCCGAAGACGGTGCATTTATCATTGAAGACCTCGCGCGCGGCGCGTCAGGTGGTGGCGTCAAATATTTTCCGCCGCAGCACGCCAACGATAACTTGCCTTCTCAGCCGACACCGACCGAGCGCCCGACCAAGCCGCCGTTGTCGCATGATGAGGAACACGAACTGCTGGAGTGTTTCCAACGCGAGCAGCTTCTGCCCGGCGAGCGCGGCGAGCTTGTGTTTGATGACAGCATCTGGCGCGCGCTATCAACCGGCCCGTTCTGGCATATCCGCGAAGCGATCATTGAAGGCTTTGTGGGTGATGTGTTTATCGGCGTGCTCGATCAGCAACCGAAGTTTCGAGCCGAGAACGGCATCATCGAACCAATCACGCGAACGGCGCCTTTCCCACTTGTAGATCCTTCAGAGTGGAAGGGCGTCGTCGCGGCTGTGCGCGAGTGGTTCATCACCGGCCTTATTCCGCACCGGCAAGTTACATTGCTATCGGGCGACGGTGGCGTCGGCAAGTCGCTCCTCGGATTGCAGATCGGTGCGGCGTCGGCCCTCGCGATTAATACGCTAGGGCTAGAACCGCGTCCTGGCCGAGTGCTCTATCTCGGTGCAGAAGACGAAGCGGAAGAATTCCATCGGCGGCTGGAGGATATCTGCGCTGCGCATGATCGCGACATAGGCGATCTTGCCGACCTTCGCATCTTGCCCCTTGCGGATCAGGATGCGCTGCTATCCATGCCGGACCCCAAGGGAAATATGGAGCCGACTTCGCTGTGGCGACGTGTCGATCGTTTCGTAAAGGAATGGCAGCCGCGGCTTGTCGTGCTCGATACAGCGGCCGACTTGTTTGGTGGCGATGAGGTTAAGCGCTCACAGGTTCGGCACTTCGTCGCAATGCTGCGAAAGATGGCGATCGAGCGCGACTGCGCGGTGATGCTGTTGGCACATCCGTCTATCGCCGGCATGGCGTCGGGCTCGGGCTACAGTGGCTCGACGGCGTGGAACAACAGCGTTCGGTCCCGCCTGTATCTGACGAGCGGCGAGGGCGACGTTCGCATCTTGAAGACCGTCAAATCGAACTACGGCAAAATCGGCGATGAGATGCAGCTCGAATGGTGTGAGGGCGCGTTCGTGCTCCACGATCCGTCCAAGCCGGGGATTGCTGACGGGATTCTGAACGGTCATACCGACAAGAAGTTCGTCGCGGTTCTTTCGAAGCTCAACCGTACCGGTCAACGGCCCAGCCCGAACAAGTCGCCAAGCTACGCGCCGAAGATGATTCAGAAACACCCCGATGCGCGCGGCACCAAATTGCGCGACTTGGAGATGGCGATGCAGCGCTTGCTTGAGACCGGCGAGATCAAAGTGGTGCAGGAGGGACCACCCTCACGTCGGTTTAGCCGGCTTCTCGTTTCTGCTGAGGATTTCGGACCATCGGGTGATGGGTGACTTCGAACTGGATTCGCACGCCTTCGAACCACTTCGCGTGTTTGGATAAGCCATTGAAATCATTAATGTTCACATATCTTCTTCGCATCCTTCGTATGGTGCAGGAAGTTATTGATTTCATTAGCTTCGAACGCCTTCGAACGGGTGTTCGCACACTCCCCCATACCCCCTAAGCGCCCTTGGGCGCGCGCTCTGGGAGGAGCGCGGCACCACGGGCTTAAAAAATACGAGGAAACGATCATGAACTTCGCAAACGACAATACCCCGCGAACTCCCGAGCAGCACCGCCGGCTGGTAGCGGAGCAATCGACCAAGGGCGAGCGAGCGTATCAGGGTGGATCATGGCCGCAGGGCAATCGGTTGCACAAAGCGGACAACATGCGTCTTCTAACTGGTCTTGCGGGCTGGCAGATCACGAACAAGATGCCGCGCCTTTCGGCCGCGAATGATAATCGGGCCATCAACACTGACTATGCAGAGATTACCGAAAAGGACATTCTCGACGCCGACACCATCGTCGCGGCGGTTGAGGCTGAGAAGATCGAGCCCGGAAAGCATTACCGGGAAGAGACGCAGGAGGTATATGTTGTCACCGCTCGCGATGATGACGGTCATCCCATCAAGGGCGAGTGGCGTCCAATCGTCGGTGTGACTGGTAGCGACCGCAGACATTCCGCAGCGGCTCCCGATTGGTCCGTGGATGATACCGCGGAAGAGGACAAGGTCGCTGCCATCATCGACTGCAAGCGCATAAGAGCCAGGTTGGGGACCGCCGTTTGCACCTTGCTGGATATGGCCGCAAGCGGTGCCAGTACGACCGAGATCGCGGAGACGTTCAGAATGAGCCGCGCCAAGGCTGAAAAGTACGTTGATGCTGCTATCGAAAAATATTTGCAGGTCGCGGCCTAAAACCTGAAAAAATCCTGCCCCTCGCAGCTAAAGGGCAAGGGAACTGTGAACTCGCGAGATATTGCTTCGCGGATTCAGTCACCCGCACCGTCATGGTTACGTGACGGCTGGGCGCATGCCCCGGGGGAACCGGGGGCGCCCGCTTTTTTAATTATGTGGTCTTGTCGCTTTTGGCATCCCGCGCCGCCATCCACTACGAAGCTATCCGCGACCTCATTGCATCGGGATTGACCGACAGCGAGGCGTTGGCGCGCGACCCGGATTACCCTCCGTTGTCGACGTGGTCCGGATGGCTGACGCGCCATCCTGACCACAAGGCCGAGATCGTATCCCTTCGCCCAGCCCGCGCCACTCCCGGCATCGACGCCATCGCGGCGAATTTCGATGCAATGCTGCGATTGCTTGAACAGGGCCACAGTCCTGAGAGCGCAGGCAAAGAGCTTGGAATCTTCGGGCGCAAACTTCACGACTATCTCCGTGCCAATCCCGATAAGCGGCCGGCTTACGTTGCCGCCGTAAAGAAGCGAGAGCGCGGCCCGAACCGTCGCGGCACCAAGATATCGGTTGCGCCTAAACGGAAACGCTGGACGGTAGATCAGTTTGACGCCGCAGTCGCGTTCATTCTGCGGCATGTTGATCTTGATCTTGAAGGTGCGTTGCGGCGAGCAAATCTGCCCAGCACCGTCACCATGTATCACCGCGCGAACCGAAATCCGGCTTTTCGGAAGCGGTTCTACAACGCGATGGCCTCGCACACGGCGCAATGCGCCTACCTCTACACCGCCGAATCTGAAGAGCCTCGCTTATTGCTGGCATCCTTGTTGAAGGATGACCTGTTCGCCGCCGCCTTCAACCGCTTCAAGAAATTCCACGAGGTTCGCTACGACCTGGTGCAGGAGTTTGTCCTTGCTGTGTTGGAAGGCCGGTTATCGAAGGCGGACCTGAAAAACGTCAAGGCCATGCGCGACATCCGCAAGCGCGCGCTTGGAAGTTCGTTTGAGTTTCAATCGCTCGACGCGCCAGCGCATGACGATGGCGAGTCTCGTTACAGCGTCGGCGACACGATAGCCAGCCCTTGCGGCATTCATACTTATTGAGATTTCAATGACCGTCAAAGTGAACTCCCCAGCGGCCTACATGGGCCGGCTGGTCAAGGTTGCGGATATCCGAGGCCAAGACGCTGACATTTGCTGGATCGGGCGCGACGGCGAGATTGAGGTGCGCACCGTCTATTCAGGAGACCTTGTTTCGTTTGAAGATGCTACGTCGTTGCAATCCGCGTGGAGCGCAGAAGGCGCGATGGAGCACGAGTCGAAGATCCGCAGTTGGAGGGCCGCCTGATGGTTTGGCCCTTTTCCCGTAAGTCTGCATCTGTGCCGGAGACGAAATCGGAATTGACCGATCCGAATTCGCCGTCTTGGGCTGCCATCCTTGACATGTTTGCATCCGGGACAAGCGGCGTTACTGTCACCGCTGACTCCGCTATGCGGTGCGCGCCAGTCAATTCCGCCGTGACCATCATTGCCGATGCAATCCGCACGCTTCCGTGCAAGCTGTATCGCGCCACGGATGGCGACAAGGAAGTTGATACCGCTCACGCGGCTTACCCGCTTGTGCATGACGACGCCAACGATTGGCAGTCCGCCGGACAGTTGCGGGCGCTCGTTACCACCGACGCATTGCTGCACGGCGATGGTCATGCCTTCGTCGGTAAAGGTGGTGGTAAGCCGACAGAGTTGATCTATCTACCGCGCAACAGTGTCGTCACCGAATGGGACAACATCGGGCGTCCTAGCTATACCGTCGACAATAAGATTTATGGCGTTGATGAAATCCTACACGTTCAATCGCCCGTCAGCCTTGATGGCAAGCGCGGACTTGGCCTGTTACAGGCAGGCCGCGATGCTATCGGCCTCGCGATTCTGTTGGAGCGCAGCGCGGCATCTCTCTTCCGCAACAACTCGCGGCCCGGTGGTGTTATCACCGTCAAGGGCAGCCTGAAGCCCGAAGCTGCGGGACGCCTGGCGCAAGCGTGGAAGGCGGCTCATGGCGGCGACAAGTCTGGCGGCGTTGCCATCGTCGACAACGACGGCAAATACGAACCGGTTGCTTTTAATAGCGTCGACTCTCAACAGGCCGAGCAGCGCGCCTTTGCGGTGAACGAGATTAGCCGCCTCACTCGCGTTCCTAGCACCATGTTGTCGGACTTGTCGCGCGCGACGTGGAGCAACACCGAACAGCTACAACTCCAATTCCTTCAGGTCTGCATGCTGCCGTGGTTGCGCGCTTGGACCGACGCATATTCCCGCGTTCTGCTTTCTCGAGAAGAGCGCGCGAAACTGTCATTCGATTTTATCACAGATGATCTGTTGCGAGCTGATACTGCAGCTCGCGCAGAATCCTATTCAAAGCTGCGCGCTGCCGGTGTCGTCACCGCAAACGAGGTGCGCCGCCTTGAAAACCTGCCTCCGATTGCCGGTGGCGACGTTCTGCAGAACCCGTTCACCACGTCGGATAAGACGGCGGAGAACGACAACAATCAACCTCCGAAGGATCAAGCGGCTTGAAGAAACTCGAAACTGGCGTCGTCCAGCTAGACGTAAAATCGGTTGGCGATGACGGTGTTTTCTCCGGCTACGCCTCGCTGTTCGGCGTTACCGATCTGGGGCGAGACACAGTGTCTCGCGGTGCCTTCACCAAGAGTCTGGCGCAGCGGCCAGCATCGCGCGTGAAGATGCTCCGTGAACACGACCAGACCGAGCCTATCGGAGTTTGGAATGAGATCGTTGAAGACACCAAGGGTCTGCGAGTCTCAGGCCGATTGGTGCTTGATACTGTCAAAGGGCGTGAAACGCACGCCCTGTTGAAGGCTGGCGCGCTCGACGGATTGTCGATCGGCTACCGCACCAAGTCTGCCCGGTTCGATAAGTCGAAGGGCATTCGCACGCTCGATGAAGTCGAGTTGCACGAGATCAGCGTTGTTACGTTTCCAATGCTGCCTTCAGCGACGGTTGAGGCCGTCAAGTCAAACGGCCCGACAACGTTTCGCGCGCTCGTCGACGCCATCAATTCTGCGCGCAACTCCATCAATAGTTAAGGACTACAATGACCTTTCATTTTCTTGAGACCAAATCTGAGGCCGATGTTGACGATGGCGATACTGCTATCGTTGAAGTCAAGACGGCGCTGACCGCTCTGACCGAAGACGTGAAGAAGGCGACCGCGCCGGTTGCCGACCTTGGCAAGCGCCTTGATGATATCGAGACCAAGCTGAATCGCCCGAACATCCAGACCAGGAAAGACGACGAACCGTCTGCTGAGACCAAGGCGTTCGCCTCTTATCTGCGTCAGGGTGACCGCGCGCCTGCCGAAGAACTGAAGACGCTCGTTGTGTCGTCTGATCCGCAGGGCGGCTATCTCGCGCCGACCGAGATGAGCACCGAGTTCATCCGCGAGCTGGTCGAATACTCTCCGATCCGCGGCCTTGCCACCGTGCGTAACACCGGCTCGCCGGCTGTGTCGTATCCCAAGCGTATTGGCCGCACCAACGCCAAGTGGAAGGGCGAGACCCAGGCGCAGGAAGGCAGCGAGCCGACGTTCGGTCAGGTTGAAATCCCGGCGCGGGAGATCAACACGTTCGTTGATATCTCGAACCAGCTTCTGGCTGATAGTGCTGGCGTGGCTGAGGCGGAAGTTCGCATGGCGTTGTCGGAAGACTTCGGCCTGAAGGAAGGTACTTCCTTCCTGAAGGGTCAGGGTCCGTTGGAGCCTGAGGGCATTCTCAACGCGGCTGGCGTCACCGTCATTGCGACCGGAAACGCTTCCACGCTCGGCACCAATCCGGCCGACTTGCTGATCGACGTGATGTACGATCTGCCTGCGGGCTATCGTGGTCGCGGCACTTGGCTCATGAACGGCAAGACGCTCGCTGCCGCGCGTAAGTGGAAGGATGGCACCACCGGCACCTATCTGTGGCAGCCGGCCTATCAGGCAGGCCAGCCGGAAACCATTCTCGGCCGTCCGGTGGTCGAATGTCCGGACATGGACGATATCGGCCCCGGCACCACGCCGATCGTATTCGGTGACATCGCGACCGGCTATCGCATCATCGACCGCATCGGCCTGTCGATCCTCGTCAACCCGTACCTGCTAGCGACCAATGGCGTCACCCGCATTCACGCGACCCGTCGCGTTGGCGGTGCTGTGGTTCAGCCTGCGGCGCTGCGCAAGGTTGTCTGTAAGACTGCCTAATCAATCAGGGCGGCTCGCATAGGGCCGCCCAACGCTTTCTCAGAAAAGGAATTCTCATGCGCGATATCGCATCTAACATCGGCGTTGAGCAGACGCTTGCTCCCGTCGATTATGCCGCCACCACCAAGGGCACTGCGGTTGATCTGTTGGGCTTCAACAGTGCTGCCGTTGTCGTCAATACCGGTGCTGTCACCAGTGCCGGCCTCTATGTCGTGAAGGTGCAGGAGTCCGATACGACCACGGACGGCGATTTCACCGACGTCGATGCTGACGATCTGGTTGGCACGCTGCCTTCCAGTCTTGCCGCAACCTCGACCTACAAGCAGGGTTACATCGGTCACAAGCGCTACATCCGCGCCGTCATCACGAAGACATCGGGTACGTCGATCGTTGCCGGTGCCATTGTGGTGAAGGGTGACGCGGCGGATAAGCCGGTAGCTTAAGCAGTATGCGGCGCGCGACGTGATGTGCTGAAACGCGCGCTGCAAGGGGGAATCCGCGACGGTGGATTCCCCCGCCGTTTCTAGGGAGGACGCAATGACCATTCGCAATCCCATTGAAATCATCCGAGCATTGCTCGCCTCGCGTGGTGTCGACGATAACACGGCCGAGGAAATCATTGACGCCATTGAAGCCAATGGCTGGTACTTCGTTCACAGATGCCGTTAGCAGCACCGCGCCTTTGCACATGCGGACGTGTGGTGAAGGCTGGCAAACGATGCCAGTGCGCGATTAAGCGAAAGGCTGAGCGTGATCGATTGCGACCTACTGCACCGGAGCGTGGATACGATGCAGAGTGGCGTCGACTATCGAAGGCTTATCTCTCGGAGCCTGGCAACCATCGCTGTGCAGATTGCGGCAAGCCTGCCGTACTGGTCGCGCATAGGGTGAGCATTAAGAAGGCACCGCATCTGCGCCTTGTGCGTAGTAATTGGAAGCCATCATGCATCGCCTGTAACAACCGGCAGAACATTGCCTGCGAGGGCGGCTTTGGGAGGCCGATTGATGTGTGAGACCTGCATCAAACTTCGCAAGGCCGCATTCGCAGTCATCCGCACTGTGTTGCCCAAGCCAAAAGATGAAAAGCCCTAAACGTCAAAGCCATAGCCGGGGGTGGGTCACGACCTTGGCCGACGCCTTCATTACCGGCGGCATCCCATCGCTTTCGTGACGGCGTAATTGGGCCGTTCCTTAAATCATAGGTTTATCAATGGCATTTGCCACGCTTGAAGAGTTCAAGGCGCATGCTCGCGTCGATTACGATACCGACGATGACGAGATTGAGCGCCTGCTTGATGCCGCGTCGGATTACATTCGCGGATTCCTCATTGACGATCCCGAGGCGGACTCGCCGCCGTCCGAACCGTCGCCCAACCTGAAACAGGCGACGCTTTTGATTGCCGCATCGTGGTTTGAGCAGCGCGAAGACTCCATTGACGTTACGTTACGGGAAATCCCGTTCGGCGCTCGCGAGATCATCAACAACATTCGCGCGTGGAACTTCGGACTGTGAAGCACACTGCCGGAAGGAAGGCCGAGCCGAAGGCCATCGCGGATGCGATCCGCACCGTGCCGCAGCCACCGAAACATTTCCAGCCTGTCGCTAAGACGGAATGGAAGAGGATCATGCCGGCTCTCGTCGCGCGGCGAGTGTTGTCCAATGCGGACCTTCATGCCGCGGAACGATTCTGCGAAGCCGCCGCCGACATCAAAGACGCACGCGCTGCAATAGCTCGTGACGGCGCCTATGTCGAAAATCGCCTTGGTGAAATCAAACGCCATCCTGCTTTCGCAACGTTGCGCGAGGCCACCGCGGAATCACGTCGCTGGTCTGCGGAGCTTGGGCTAACGCCAGCCTCGCGCGCGCGCGCGGGCGTTCATGAAGATGACGACGACAACGGCATGGACCTTTGATGACTCGTGTGGGCGATCTGAGAGAACAAATCGAACTGCTAAAGCAGGTCACCACTCCTGACGGTGCCGGCGGTTCAACCGTTGAATGGGTTGTGCAGATCACGACTCGTGCCGCAATTAAGGTGCTGAAGGCTGGCGAAGAAGTCATGTCCGGCCGGTTGCAAGGCAAGCAATCGCTTGTGGTGACCACGCGATATCAGACCGCTCTTGATGGTGTTGATGGCACATGGCGGCTGCGGAATGTCCGCACCAGCCAGGAATACAACATCCGAGCCGTTACTCCCGACGTTCGCCGTCATTGGTGCGACGTTCTTTGTGAGACCGACTCCCTGTAATGCGCCCAGACTGGCTCTTTGACGATAGCCCGATAGACGATCCGCTTGGTTACGGCCAGCGTGCGGTCGACTTTCTGCGCGCGCTCAAGCACCCCAAGAGCACACTACCGGGCCATGCATATCAACTCGATATGTGGGTTGAGCGTCTTGTTCGTCGTATCTACGGCCCGCGCGATGCCGATGGCGCTCGCCTTGTTCGCACCGTGTTTTGCATGGTGCCTCGCGGCGCGCGGAAGACTTCAACCGGTGCGGCGCTCGTTTGTCTTCACACGTTCGGCCCGGAGCGTGTAGCAAACGGCCAGACGGTCAGTGCTGCGGCCGACGCCAAGCAATCGCGCATTGCCTACGACGAGGCGTTTAACATCATCCAGGCCATGCCGGAGGTTTCGCGAAAGCTAAAACTGCGGCCCGGAACGTATAAGATCCAGCATCCGCGCAAGGGTGCAACGTATGAAGCCATCGCCTCTGACGGTGCGACACAGCACGGCAGGACGGTCAACTTCCTGTTGAGCGACGAAATCCATGCGTGGAAAAAGCGTGACCTGTGGGAAGCGTTGCGAACCTCTCTGGCGAAGACGCGCGAGTCATTGCACGTCATCACCACGACGGCGGGACGCGGCGAAGAGAACCTTGCCTTCGATATCTATTCATATGCGAAGAAGGTTGCGTCCGGAGAAATCGACGATCCGACGTTTCTTCCGGTTCTGTTTGAACCGGACAAGGATGCTGATTGGCGGGATGAAGCGGTCTGGCATGAAGTCAATCCGGGCCTTGAACTTGGCTATCCTGATATCAAGGGTCTCCGCGCGATGGCGCGTGAAGCTGAGAACCGGCCTTCGGATCAGGATGCATTCCGCCAGTACCACCTTAACTATTGGCCTGACAATTCCACCAGCCCGTTTATCGACATGTCGGTGTACGATGCACAGGCCGGTGAGATCGATGTTGCGGTACTAGAGGGGAAGCAGTGTTGGCTCGGCTGCGACTTATCCAGCAGCGTCGACTTGTCGGTGGTGATCGCCGCGTTTCGTGACGGCGACGACTATATCATCCTGCCTTTCTTCTTCTGTCCGCGTGACAATCTGCGGCAGCGACAAGAGGCCAGCGGCGCACCTTACGTTGAATGGGAGCGCAAGGGTTTTATCACGGCCACGCCTGGCAACGTGATCGACTTCCGCGCGATCGAGGACCGCATTCGTGATCTTTGCGGCACCTATGATGTGCAGGAAATCGCGTTTGATCCGGCCTTGGCCCGCAACATCCTGAACAACCTCATGGAAGACGGCTATCCCGCGATCGAGCATCGACAAGGCTCATTGAGCATGATGCCGGCTATTGCGGAGCTTGAGCGTTCTATCGTCGCCGGCAGATTCCGGCACGGAGGCCACCCCGTATTGCGGTTCTGCTTTGCCAACGTACAGGCCGAGACCAACGCGGCAGGACATATCATCCGGCTCGCGAAGTCAAAGAAATGGCTATCAATCGATGGCGCCGTGGCGAGTGCCATGGCTGTGAATCGTGCAGCGGCCGGTGAAAGTGCCTCCGTATCGAGCCTGTACGACGATCCGGAATGGGAGAAAGCATTGGCAGGAATCAATGGCTGACGACATCAACTCATTCAACAAACAGATCGGACAACTTCCGATCAAGATGAAGCGAAAACTCGCCACCGCTATTGCGGTCGAAGCAGAGCGGCTGGCGGATGCTATTAAAGCCGCTGCACCAGTCGATACAGGAAAGTTGCGAGATAGCGTCAAGGTCCGACGTTCCAAGCGCGACCTGACGCTGGAAGTCACCGCGGGAGGTGACGAAACAATTCACGGAACACACGGCCCGCATGGAGAAGCGGACTATGCGTTATTCGTTGAGTACGGCACGCGGAAAAAGTCCGCGCAGCCATTTTTCTACAGCACAGCCCGGCGCATGCAGCCGGAAATCACCGACAACATTACTAAAGCAGTTGAGGAAGTCCTGAAATGACCGATACCACCAATCCGTGTGCGCGCCAGATTAAGTTTGCGGGCGAATTGCGTACCTTCAATTTGAATGACCCTACTATTCTGTCCGTCATTGCTGGTGGCAATGACCTTCGAAACATGACGCTTACGATGAAGTTTGCAGGCAGATCGCCGTTGGCGGGCCAGCACGGCGACACGCCAGCTGCTTGCCTTAAGCGGTTTCTTGAAACCTCCTATTCAGTGAGCGATATCGAGAACGTTATTGCGCTTGGCCTAATCGGCGGTGGAATCTCCACCGAGGATGCGTATGCGCTGGTAGAGGAACACGTCAAGGGCCAGCCGCTCGCTGCCAATGCGTTGATTGCGTCTGAAGTGATTGCGGCGCTGTTCGTCGGCGCGGAGGCCGCTTAATCGATGGCGGCACCGGCACTACGTATCCCCGTAAGCGCGGACATCACCGCGTTTCAGCAGCAAATGGATAAAACGTCGAGCATCGCCACCAAGGCGACGCTCGCGATTTCAAAGCAAGCCATCCAAATGTCGGCCGGCTTCCTCGCGAGCCAAGGTGCGGCCGGTGCTGCGACGCTTGCCTTCGGGCGGTTGCTGGGCGCGGCTACGCCTGTGTTGCTTGCGATCACCGCCGTTCGCGATGCATTTAAATTAATGAGTTATGCGACCGAGTTAGCAAAGGCTCGCATTGACGAGTTCAACAAAGTCACCGAGGAAGCGAACTCATCTGGCTTTAGCACTGAGTTTTTCCAGCGCATCACCAAATCCGGTAGCCAGGCTCGCGACAAAATCGACGACCTGACGGAAGCGCTTAAAAAATTCAATGACGAGTCGACGCCCAAGCTGGGTGGCAGCAATCTGCAGAATCGCCTCGATACATTGACAAAGGCCGGTAATTTCTCCGGTAACACTGGCGTTGCAGCGTTTGGCGCTTCGAATGACAGTGAATCGCGCTTGCGTGCCATCGTCGACTTGATTGACCAAGCGATGCAGAAGGGTCAGCGTTTAGCCGCGCTCGATCTTGCGGAGACCGCGTTCGGACCGAAGGTGACTGCGGCGTTACGCGCTGACTCAGGCTACCTTGACGACATGCTCAAGCGCGCCGACGCACTCAACAAATCGCAGCTCATTTCCGACGAAGACATAGGCCGCGCGCAAGAACTAAAACGTCGGATGGACGATGCGCAGAAAATCCTGGCCGAAAAATGGAAGCCCGTACAGGACGACATTGCCAAGTTGGGGATGAATTACCACGAGTCGTGGGTAAACATCACCGAGGATCTGGCCGCTGCGGTTGGATATGCAACGCAACTATATACGGCACTCGGAAAAGTGCCGGATTGGTTTGCAAAGAAAATCGGCGGCGCATCCATCTGGACCGACCTGACCAACGCAACCGGCGCGCTTGGTTTGAATTCGACGCCGGAATCAATGGGCATCTCGACCGATCCCAAAGACATCGCATCGGTCGGCGCGAATGCCAAGCTTGCAGCGGCCCTGAAGAACTACGCCAACATCACGAAATCCATGCGTGAGGCGTCTGATATTCAGACCGCCGTGCTTGGTGACAAGTCAAAGAAACCGGGCGACGATGTCAAGGACGAGGCGGACGCCTACGACCGCGCAACCGAATCCCTTGAGAAGCACATTGCGCGCCTTCAGGCGGACACCAATGCTGTGGGGTTGGGAGCAGCCGCGCAGGCGCAGTTGCGCGCTGAGGCAACGCTGACCACCGCAGCAATGCAAGCCTATGGCAAGGTGACTGCCGACAAGGCGAAAGACATCAGCGATTTCGCTGCTCGTACCGGCGAAGCCGCCATGGCGCTTGAAAAGGCCAAAGTAGCCGCGTCGATCGACTTCGGGAGGAAAACAGCATTTCTCTCGCCTGATGATGTTGCGATTGCGCGCCAGCTTGCCGGTGTGTACGGCAACGACGTTCAGGCCGCGCTTTCATCTGTCGAAGCCGAGGCGGTGCGGACCAATTCTTCGCTAGAGGAAGTGCAATGAGTTCTATCTTTGTCTTGCCGCAATCGTCATCGGTTCACATGATGACGGACGGTGTTATTTACGACAGCAACGGCGTCGTCACGGTCACCAACCTTGCGAAGGCGTATCCGCTGCCGACTTTCCCGGCCGCGGTGTCATGCACAGGCCCGGCGTTCCTTACGCCGTTGCTGGCCCAGCACATCAACGTTGATTTCGCGTCGTTTGATGATTTCATAGAGGGCGCCGAACAATGGTTGCCTGAGAAGTTTAATGAACTTGCTGCGAAACACCGCAACGGTGATGCCGCCACATCATTTTACATCGTGGGATGGAGCGAAAAGCAGAACCGACCGGTCGCGTATAGTGCCGACCTTTGGACCGACAATTCTACGCGCATTGAGCAGATACTAGCCAATAGCGGGGCTACGGCGGCGCGGTCCAAGTTAATTGAGCAAACGACTATCTCCGGGACGCCATTGAATCCCGAGCTTGTGGAGCAATGCGGTTTCCGAATCCGCCGCAATGACGACTACGTGCCGGAAGTTGATTTGCTGCACGTCACGGAAGTGGCGCGTCAGGAGCGGCTAGAGAACGCGCATTGGGTTGGCGGCAAGGTGTTGCTTACGTCGATCGATGCTCGCGGCATCAAGCAGAGTATCGTGCATCATTACGAAGATGACAGGCCGGGAGAGCCGATCGTTCCCGTTCCCGTCACAGACTGGAAGGCGTTTCGCGCCAAGTTGAAGGGCAAGCGGCGCTGGTGGAAGTGAAGACTACCGCTTGCCGATCCCTCGCAGCTTGCGCTTGAAGTCGTCCTTTATACGTTTAGCGTCTTCAATGGCCGCCAAGATCCCAGACGCTTCAAATCGGACTTCGTTGCCGCATGCGCATGTAAATCGATCGTGACTCTTAATCCAAGAAACGCGCTTCTTGGTTTTGTCACCGCACGAAGAACAAGGGATGCCAATTTCACTATCGTCAAAAAGCGCCATTCGTTCCTCCCTGAATAACCTTCTTTGAATCAGTGCCGATATGACTTGATGAGCGACGGACAATGAGACTCTATATTCCGGTCGCCGCGAGCATCCGACGCGCAATAGACGCAATAGGATGCAGCCGCGGCACCGGAGTAATCCGGGTCTTCTCGGCCGCTGAACATCATCGTGGCGCGGCGGATGTTCTTCTCATAGATGAAGCCGGTGAATCCAACATACCCGCCCATGCGGTTCTTTGAATTCACCATCCCGCATACGACCTCGCCAATGTCAGGCGTCTTGACCGTGAACAGGTCGCGCCATTGTGCGGAGGTGGGATCGTTGAGCTTGCGGGCCATCGCTTCCTTGGCTGCGCCGTAGTCATCAACGTGGGCTTTCTTGGCCTTGGGCGGCGCTTTGCTCGCCTTGTCAAAGCAGGCCAGCCTGGCTTGCGCGTCTGTGATGGATTTGCAGTCGGCCGCGTTGGCGGCGGTGCTGACAACCGCGAGAACGGCCAGCGCGGCAATGATTGCTTTCATGGTGATGCCCCTCAGAAGCCCGGAGAACCGTATGGCGAGGGCCGCGAGGGATGCAACTATCTTTTCACGGATCGAAGACCGATCTCGACTAGCCTTCTTATGGCCTCTGGCACAGACGGGATTGGCCGCTGTGTCGCACGCCATTCCTCAATCTCATTGGACAGCGCGGGAGGCACGCGGACGCCAACGGTTGGGCTTGTACCCGTAGCTGGTCGGCCTCGATTTTTTGCTATCTTTTTATCTTGATTAACCATGATAACATGCTAGCATAAAATCAGGCCGGTGGGAAGGTGATAGCTCCCCGAACCGGCCCTAACCCAAACCAGGATTGTCCCATGGTTAAGGCTGTCAAGAAATCTACACCCAAACCTCGCTCGCCAATACCCACGACGCCTCCAGCACGAAGGTCTGAGAGCGAGCGTCTGTTGCAGTTGCTGTACCGGTCCCTGCGTTCTGCGAAGGTGAATGGCGTCGCAGGCTATAATGCTCCGGCAACCGCAAGCATGGACGCCGCCTTGGATTTTGCAAAGGCGATGTCTCACATTCCACCTGAAACCCCTACCGAGGTGCTAGCGCAAGCCAGCATGTTGTTCTCCGAGGCGCGCGATCTGGCGCTTGCCAACGAGTGGCCGGAAGATTCGGTCAAAGAGTACTCAGAGCGGATGGCGCGTCGGGTGCTTGGCATCGCGCTTTGGATAGAAGTCGCATTCCAAATCAACCGCGAGGAAATCGGTCTGGACCTGTTCTTGCCGAAGGATCGCCACGACAAGGTGCCGATGGCCGCGCCGTTCCCGAGCTATTGTCATATCGAGTGGGCCATATCGCGGCGCTACACCGAAATGGGGTTGGAGTGGCTTGCGGCAGGACCCGACAGCCGTGTGATTAAGGAGGCAGTTTGATGGACCTCGCCACCATACCCGCTCGTCCGAAACAATGGTTGATGGAGGTCGGCAGCGACAACATGCAGCCGACACTTAGGTCCTGCGATTACGTGGCGGTGGTCGCCGCCGATGCCTACGACTTTCCGACGCTATACGTTCTAGAGGAGCGCGGTTATCAGCGTGTTGTGCGGGCGCAGTATCTTCCCAAGGGTCGGGTGCAGATTATCTACGACAACCCGCTGTACCATCCGCAGGAACTGAGCCTTGCCGACTTCAACGATCTGGTCGTTGGCCGCGTCGTGGGTGACGTGAAGGTTCGCGAGCCTATCATCTTCGACCACGTTGGCGAGCGAGTGCCCGCCTGACCAATACGGCCCGTCAGCTTCGGCTGGCGGGCTATTTTCTTGGTTATGTGATCGGTTATGTTAGACCCGAAAAAATCACAAGTTCTTCAATGATTTCAAATGGTAATGGCGGAAGGGGTGGGATTCGAACCCACGGTACCCTTGCAGGCACGGCGGTTTTCAAGACCGCTGCCTTAAACCACTCGGCCACCCTTCCGTGCCGTCCCTCATGGGGGAAGGCGGGGGCGATTGCAAGGCAGCCGCGCCGCGCCGGACGGCAAAATCAAGGGCCGGTTTACCATGTCTGCGGCCGGCCGGTTTCCGGCGCCGAGGCAATGGGTTAAGCTTACCGCCACGATCGGGGAAGACCCGCGGCCGCCTGCCTCGAGCTAGGCAATCGGGCCGCGAAGATGCTATTTGGGGTGCCATGGGGATCAGCGTCACGGATTTCGGCGGAGCGGCCGCGCGCGTTGCGGCGGTGGGCGCCGCCTGCCTGCTGCTCGCCAACTGCTCGGTCTCCGACAAGTTCGCCAAGCGCATCGATCCGAAGTACGGCGTTTCCACCAGCCCCCGCGTGGTCGGTTTCGACGAGGCGGTGCCGAAGGGCGGGGGGACTTACCGGGTCGGCAAGCCCTATGTGGTGGCGGGACGGACTTATGTGCCGGAGGAAAACCCGAACTACCGCGCCGAGGGTCTGGCCTCGTGGTACGGCGACGCCTTCCACGGCCGGCTGACCGCTAACGGCGAGGTGTTCGACATGACCTCGCTCACCGCCGCGCATCCGACCCTGCCGCTGCCGAGCTACGCGCGCGTCACCAACCTCGCCAACGGCAAGTCGGTGATCGTGCGCGTCAATGATCGCGGCCCGTATCACGGCAATCGGCTGATCGACGTCTCCAACACCGCGGCGCGGCTGCTCGAATTCCGCCACAACGGCATCGGCCGGGTGCGGGTGGAGTATGTCGGGCGCGCGCCGCTGGAAGGCTCCGACGACCGCCAACTGATGGCGACGTTGCGTAGCGGCGAGCCGGCTCCGGCGCCGTCCACCGTGCGAGTCGCTTCGGCACGGCCGTTCGTTCCCGAGATGGCGTCGTCGCGCGGCGTCGTGCGCGGCGACATCCCGCTGCCCGCGGGCCGGCCGTACTCGCTCGGCAACACCGCGGAGGACGCGGCGGCGGCCGGCGCCACCGAAGTCTCGGCGTCGCGCAGCATGCGGGCCGAGCGCCGGCGCTTCGAGCCGTCGCGCACTGCGTCGGTCGATGAGGCAACGCTCGACGCCCAGGCGATGATGATGCCGACGTCGTCCTACGCGCCGGTCGCGCGCGACCGCGGCGCCAGCCTGATGTCGGGCCGCGGGCTCTATTGA